TTCAGCAGCACCTTCAGCAGTTTTACCAAATTTAGCTATATCATCTTTTGTTAAGTCTAATTTATCTCCAAGAATACCAAGCACATCTATACCTCTATCAGAGATCATATTTAATTCTTCTAGACCCATTCCACCTGAAGCTGACCTTTGTACCATTCTTATAAGTGCTTCAAATGTTCCTAATTGGTCTACAGAAACAGATGCAGTATCAGCGAAGGTCTGTAGCATATCCATGCTTGGTTCAATACCTGCTGATTTAAGTGCTATAAATGCCTTTGTTGCATCTTCTATTTGGAATGGTGTTGTTTGTGCAAAAGTAAATACTTTTTGCATAGCTGCATCTCCTGCTTCCATGCTACCAAATACTTGATCTAAAGAATCTTTTAAATCTTCAAATTGAGCTCCAACACCTGCTATAGCTTTCATTGGTAAAACAATTGCTGCTATACCTGCTGCTGCTGCTATTGCTGTCTTTGGTATTTTTTGTAAACTAGCACCCATTGCACCAAAAGCTGCACCACCTGCTGCACCAGTTACTTTAATTTTACCTTGTATTTGCTTTAAATCTCTTTGTAACTGTTTTGTATCAGCTTTAATTTGTATTACTAGATCATCTATTTTATTAGCCATCAGGGTATAACTCCATCATTTCTTCTAACCTTGTAGAATCCATAGGTTCTTCATTATCTTCTCCACTTGCATGAAAAGTTTTAAAACCTGCTATTGCTAAATACATTTCACGAGGTGATAGATTCCAAAAATCGTCAGGTCGCATATTCATCATACCAATACAGATTTTTACATAATCTGTCCAGTTGATGCTTACAGAGTTCACGCTACTACTTTTTTTTTATCTACTTCCTCTTCTGAGTCGTTATCGGTTAATGTAGCAGCTAAGAGTTTAGCTACTTCGGTTGATGCTATAACTATTCCAACATCTTGAATAATTGAGCCTACTTTTTTATCGTCAAAGTCGTTACCACCACCTCTAAGGGCATGTCTTAAAACAACTATGAGAGTACGAATACGCACTTTAGCTTCAGCAATGGCAGTAGCTAATTCTAAAATGCCTTTATCTAGTTCGTCTTCAATTCTTACTAATGCATCTATTGAAAGTCTGCATTTATAAGTTTCACTTCCTAATGTTAGAGGTATTTCACCCTTTAGTGGATTTGCCATCTGACTTTTCTCCTTTTGATTCACTTGCCTTTGCAAGTTTTACTTTAATAATGTTATCTCTTGTGTCTATAACTGAAGACATAACCTTCATGATCTTACCATTAACTTTAATAGTATCTTTGATATCACAAACAGGCATATTTAATTCTTTACCATTGAACATACCATGAACATCTTGGTTATCAATTTTAAGTACTACTTTTTCCCAAGCCATAAGTTACTCCTTATTCTGCTGCGAATGTAATATATCCTGCTGATTCAAAAGACATTGAATAAGTTGCTTCACCATTATACTCACCTGCATACTCTAAAGATGTAATTTGAAAATTACCAGTATAAGTACCTAAGTTAGGTATTCTAAACTGGAATGATTCAAAAGCTGCAGTTTGTCCTGATGAGCCATCTGAAGTATTTTGTTGTGCTTGGAATGCAGTTCTTACTGCAACTTCTGCTGCTGAATCTGTGAAGACTCCTGAACCACTAATAGATAAACTATTAACACCTGCTCCTGCTAGTAGTGTTCTACTACCAAGACTGTCTTTATTAGTTACATCTACTGATTCGTCATTTAGTGTAATTGATGTAGACCTTAAACCACCAATAGTAGTTTTAGTTCCACTGATGTCAATTTTCATTAAAACATCTAAACCTTTCTGTGCTGCCATTTTTTTCTCCTATAAATTAGTTAGTTCCTAATATTATTGCTCGGAATCGCATGACTCCATGTCTAGTAACACCGTCTGGGTCTCTCATTATATCACTATATTCAAATCTGAGGTTAATCAAATTAAAACCAGTAACAGTTAAGTCTATATCATGCAATAAATCGTGTACCTTGTCCATTATTTGTTTTGTCTCCTTACTACCTTTGTATTGTGACCAAATATGGATATTAATTGTGTACTCACCACCTGTTAAATCTTTTGTGCTGTAATCAATAGCTGTTTCTTCGCCTAGAGTTATAAAAGGATAGGTGTTGCCCTCTATAACTTCGTCATAGACACCACAGGATAGTGTAGATGTGATCGCACTTACATTTAAAGCAGAATAGATAGCACTTTGTAATTGAAACTGTCCTATGCTCATTTGAGTACGCCTTTTTTAAATAACCCTTCTATCTTTCTTCTGTTTTTTTCTAATGCAGGTTGCATGAAAGGTCTAGCATCCATCTTAGTTGTTCCAAACTCTAATGCTTTTGAATATGGTGCTGCTGATATAATCTGACCTACAACAGTACCATTAGATTTGACATCAACTTTCATTGTAATATTTTGCCCTAAAAAACCTGAATCGGTTGCAGGTGGCTGTCCTGATGCAGATGCAGTATGCGTGACTCTTGGGTTATATTTTTGATAAGTTCTACCTGTTCCTTTTTTTTTGATACTTTCCTGTGCTGTATTTTCAACCATATTTGTTGCACGAGTAACATATTCTTTAACTTTGTTATCTTTTAATCTTTTTTCTAACTTTTTGTTAAATGCTTTGAGATTGGTAATTTTTAAATCAATACTCATATTGCTACGCCTTCTTCACACAATAATTTTAAGAATCTATCTCTTTCATCTACATTGACAATACCTTTAACATTAAAGTTACGACTACCATAACTTACCCTACTATTAGTAGATATATTGTTCATATAACGAATTGTAACCTCGTGTGTTACCTTCTCTTGAACCATGCCTTGCCTATATGTGCTATTAGCATTTGTTGGCTTTATATTGGCGTATATAAATGTGACTGGAGAGTAAGATTGTGATAGACCACCACCTGCATCACGAGTATTAGTAGCATTTTCTACTTTGACCCTATAACGCATCTTGCCGATACTGTTAGCCATTTTAACCTAATGCCATTAATGAAGATGAGCCTAAACCTTTATGCACAACATATGGTGCATATAAAGACCTTAACATTGGTGGGTAAGGTAATTTAGCATCATACATATCACCTCTATGCTCATAAAGGTAAGCTATGTGTTGTAGTATGCCTAATCTAATTGGTTCAGGAATATTATATTGTGATGTGTAACCTGCTATATATTTTACTTCTATAGCATTAGCAACTCTTAGTGCTGTAGGAAAAGATGAGCCTGTCCTTAAAACAATCCTTGCAGGTTCTCTAGCATTGTCTACATAGTATTTAGTAGCATCCATAGTAGTAGCTGTATCTGAATCATCATAGGTCTTTATATGGGTTACAGAAGCTACAGGAGATCTCGGTAAGACCACATAGTTTTTGTAGTAATTTAAGTATGGACCAGTTCTTAATCCTTCCCATAAAGGGTCAAAAGAATCTTGAAAAGCATCAAGGTATAACACTAGTGTTTGTGTCATCAATGCTCTACCTGTGTGTTCTTCACAGAACCTTCTAGCTGTTTCTATAAAAGGTCTAATAATCCTTTCATCAGTAGAATCATCAACGCGTAAGTATTCTTTTACTTCTTGTAATGTTACTGGTTCTTGGGTTGGTTCTACGCTTACTGTTAATCCTGCCATTAGATAAATGCTCCTATGACTTGTGATGCAATGATTAATGCATACAGACCCCATATTTGATGTTCCATACGAACAAATCTTTTTGAGCCTGATTCCATACGCCTTTCTATATTTTCATAGCGTAATGCACATATCTGTTCGTGCAATTCCAACTTACTGATATCAGTTGGGTTTGTTATCTCCACTTTTGGCATCTTCATCATTTACTTCCATTTCTTCAGGCAAATTCTCTTTGAGTTCTGCCATGTAATGATTGATTAGTACATCTGCTTTTTCTATTTCAAACTGAGCATTTGCAACCATTTCATTCTTTTGTTTTTGAATGATGGCTAGTTTGTTATATAAAACTTTACCTTCATCAGACATATCATCTATAAGATATTGTTTATTAACATCTTTGTCATCTACCTTTTCAGTAAGTGTTAAAACCTTTGGTTCTTCGTTTACTATATTTTCGTTAGCTTCTGCCATAATTAATTCTCCTAATTAAAAGTATTAGTCTATCACTATCCTTCTAATGTTTCTATTCTAGTTTTTAAATCGTCTATTATTGTTTGTTGTTCTTGTATAGCTTTCATTAAATTAACTCTCTAACTCTGTTACTCTTGCTTCAAGAGATTCAATTTTAATCATTGCTTCTTGTAATGCTTTTATAGCCATCCATGTCATTTGTTGTTCTTTAACATATAGCCTTTCTGTATTTTGTTGCTCGTCAATGAAAGAGGACTGAACCAAATTAGAATCAAGTTCCTCTATTTCTTGTGCTATAACACCAATTTTTTTTGGACTTTCATCTTGTTCTATATTGTAATGATATTTGCGTATAGACCATTGTTTTACATCTGACCATGTATTGTCTGCATCTTCAATATTTTTCTTTTCCCTTCTATCTGAAAGATTAGTATTATTTGCTGAATAATTTTTAATACCACCGTCAGTTTGTACGCCAAACCTTAGTGCTAAGCTACCTGTGCCATGATATGAGCTATAAGTATATCTATCTGACCTAGTAGTTTGTTCACCAGTAAAACGAACTTGAATACCAAAGGGCGTTGCAGTTCCTGAATTTTCAAAAACACATACATTATTATTACTAAGCTCTTTATAAATTGTATGTGTAGCATTTATAGGTGAAGTAATTCCCACCAACAAGTTGCCTGATGTGTCAATGTCCATTGCTCTAGTTGCATTGGCATAAAAAGATAGTCCATAGTTACCAGCAGCATAAAAATCATACCCTGCCCCTGAATTGCCTGATACAGCACTTCTTCTTCCTATATAAAATTTAGTAGACCCACTTTCTTGGAAACTAAGATAGCCACCATTGGTGTGTGTTGAGTTTAGTTGTAAACATTTAGCTTCTGTTGTACTAGCTTCAATTCCACCATTGCTAGTAATTCTCATGCGTTCAGAGCCACCATTTTCAAAAGCAATATGCCCACTAGAATCCCATATTTGCCTTCTACTTCCATCGTGATAAAGAGCTAATGTTTCTCCATTTCCACCATGCGACCTTAAATAAGAAACTTTACCTGTACCTTGTGTATTTGTTAAAACTAATGCTTTACTTGATTCAAAATTACCTTCAATATCTAATTTTCCATCAGGACTAGTCGTTCCAATTCCAACATTTCCTGAATTAGTTATTCTGAGCCTCTCAACTCCATTTGAACCACCATCAGTTTGAATTACAAAATCAGCATCATTAGTTCCACCACCTTCAACAAATCCAATAACTCCATCACCTGAACCTGTTCTAAAGTTTATTAGTGAAGCAGTATTAGAACCTCCATTAGTGTTATGAAGATAAAGCATACTGTAAGCAGGAGTAGCAGCATAGCCTGTTGTTGAATAAGTTGTAGCAATACTATTATTTATTGTTAATTTAGCATTAGGACTCTCTGTTCCAATTCCAACATTGCCTGTAGAAGAATTTATAAAAAATTGAGCATTATCACTATTTTTATTCATAGTGCCATTTGTGCCATAAGCAATATGTAAATTGGTATCATCATTAGAACCAATTCCCCAACTGTTACTTGTATTACCTGTAGTGGCACTAGTATTAGCAATTTCTAAATATGATTCACCACCTATACCCTCAATTCTTACAGCACAGTCACCTGTAGTAGTTGTTTGGAATAAACCTAAAGGTTCTGAAGCTCCTGCTTCATGAACATGCAATTTAGTACTAGGACTAGTCGTTCCAATACCCAAACTTTCAGCACTTGCATCCCAAAAGAACTTAGCTGTTGTGCCTGTGTCTTCGTAGAAGCTGATGTCTCCTGTGCTTCTTGCGAATGACATTACTGGTATATCATTGGCAATATAAGAATCAAATGTATTATGTCTACCAAAAATTAATTCATTGCTAGAACCGTTATATGAAGCGTATGCACCATTAAAGCCATAGCCTGACGAATATTCTGTAAACCTTGCATATGAAGTAGAAGCATCTGCACCACCATCAACAGTCAAACCATCCATTGTGGCTGTACCTGTTACGTCTATGCCTGTTGAGGTGGTGGCTATCTTAGGTGCGTTGTTGTAGTAAAGTGTAACCCCTTGGTTGGCTATAGCCGCAAGGTAGTTCTCATTGTGTGCAGTATTTTGAAGATATAAGTTTTCACCTCCAATCTTAAAGTTGCTTGAGCCACTTTCTGTAATAAAGGATGTGTTAGCATTATGGTAAATCTGTAGGTCATCACCAGCACCGAATACTGCTTTGTCGTTATCGCCAAAATTGATATCTGCTGAGGTTGTTAGACCATCTGTTGTTATAACACCTGTTACGTCTATGCCTGTTGAGGTTGTGGCTAGTTTTACAGCATTATCATGATAAAGACTTACTGCACCATCAGCAGCACATATTATGCTTTCTTCGTTAAGTTTTGCTTGTATATGAACTGCACCATTGGTATCACCTAAATAGATATTACCTGTTGAGTTAGAGATATAAGAGTTAGAACCATCATGGTAGATTTCTAGATCGCCACCTGTTCCTATCTTAATCTTATCGTTATCTCCCATATTAAGATGGGTTGCTAATGTAACTTCTCCTGTTACACCTAATGTTCCTGAGATCGCTATATTAGTGTCTAACTTTGCACTGGTTATTGCTCCATCTACTATTAACTCTGTTGGTACTAATGTGTATGCCATGTTATCCCTTTAGTTCCTGTATTTCGGCTTTTAATTCATCTACTGTTGTAGACAGTTCTTGTACTGCTTTAGTTAAAATTGGTATAAGTGCTGCTTCTGCAACTTCTTGTTGACCTGTTTCTCTTTCAGACCACATCTTAAATCCATCAGAAATTTCAGAATGATTATCTATAGTTTCTTTGACTTCTTGAGCTATAAAACCATGCTCAGTAGTTGTGAATTTATATGCATCTGTAGAGCCTTCTTCATAAGCATCAAATTCTTCAGGTAAATCTCCTTTAGCTTTATATTTAAAAGTTCTAGGTCTTAAATCATTAATAAAAGATAGTCCTGCTTCTGCATCTGTAATATCTTTTTTAACTCTTTTATCTGAAACAGTTGACCAAGTTGAAACACCATGTTGAGCTCTTATATCACTACCACTTTGTCCAAGAGTTGTATATCCTGCTGCTCCACCAACATCATAACCTATAACATTAGCGTAACTATTACCTGATGCAGAAGTTCTACTATAAGCACCAAGAATAACATTACCACCACCTGTTGTTAGCCCAACAGCATAAACACCTGCATTGTAACCTATAACAGTGTTTGAATTACCTGTAGTTATACCTGCAGCACTGTTCATACCTAATGTTGTATTTTCTGCACCAGTTGTAGTTGAGTCTTGTGAATTAGAACCGATAGCAGTATTTGAATGACCTGTAGTGTTTAGTCGTAAGGCAGATTCTCCTACGCCTGTATTGTTAGATGCTGTAGTGTTTGCTCTTAAACACGAACCACCTATAGCAATATTTGAAGCACCTGTTGTATTAGATAATAGTGCAGATTCTCCTAAAACATTATTAAAGTTTCCTGTAGTATTAGCTGTCAAAGCACTTTTACCAAATGCATTATTATTTATACCTGTAGTGTTTGCTGATAATGATGCATAACCTACTGCTGTGTTGTTAGATGCAGTTGTATTAGAGTCTAGTGCAAACGCTCCCACCGATACATTATTAGCACCTGTAGTGTTTACTTGTAAAGAATTTACACCTACACCTACATTATAATTTCCAGTAGTATTTGATGATAATGCACCTGAACCCACTGCAACTTCAGCATCACCTGTAGTGTTTGATAATAAAGCCTGATGACCAATTGCTGTACTATTATTAGCTGTAGTATTAGCGTTTAAAGCTGTAGAGCCAACTGCTACATTATTAGCACCTGTATTTGCAAAAAGTGCTGATTTACCAACTGCTGTATTATTAGAAGCTGTAGTGTTGTAAGCTAAAGCAAAATGACCAATAGCTGTATTATCATTACCGCTAGTATTACCTCCTAAAGCGTTATTCATTGATGTGTTTCTAGCACCTGTTGTATTAGCTGATAAAGAAGCATAGCCAACTGCTGTATTATCTAGTCCTGTTGTATTAGCATCTAATGCTACAGCACCAACAGCAGTATTTTGAGTACCTGTAGTGTTTGCTAATAAAGCACTTCTACCAATTGCAGTATTGTTAGAAGCTGTTGTATTTGATGCTAATGAGCTTCTACCAACTGCTGTGTTAGCAGCACCAGTTGTGTTTGCTAATAAAGATGATTGACCTACAGCAACATTTCCACCTGCTGTGGTATTAGAACCTAAAGCACCTTGACCTAGTGCTGTATTTTCATCTCCAGTTGTATTCGCATCTAAAGCATTTGCTCCTACTGCTACATTATTAGCACCTGTAGTGTTTGCCCCTAAAGAGTTGTAACCAACTGCTGTGTTGTTTGAAGCTGTGGTACTTGCTGTTAATGTTGCTTGACCAATAGCTGTATTAAAACTTCCTGTTGTATTAGCATCCAAGGATGTAGAACCTAAAGCTGTGTTT